CTTTCAAGAACCGGATCACTTAGCACCTCCTTGGCTCGAAAGGGCGTCCATAAGCATGACAACGGCCGCGTTTTTGGCGTCCATCTCGCGGCGACTCTTCGCTTTCCAAGCGCCCAGGAGCGGGTATAGCTTCGAGGCAAGCTCGGCTTGCTCGGCTTGCTCGGGCTGCGGGGCGGCCTGCGAGATAGAGGAGGCCCTATCGGCAATCTCTTTCGCTTGCGCATACAGGCACGCAAAGCCTCCGCGTCTTGCCTCGTCGCGTCCTTGCCAGTACCGACATTGCTCTAGAATCAGGTCAAGGACTTGCTGCGTTGCCGAGGGCTGCTGCTCGGTCTGCGCAGGTCGGGCGGCGAACGCCTGCGACCACAGCGCGATAATTGCCCGTGCGATCTTCTCCGAGTCGCCCGGCGCGTCGTATTGATCGGCATCGACGGTGATGACCTCGTACTTGTTCTCGTCCTCGTCGATAGCTCCGATGAACCATGCGCCCTGCGCGTCTTCCCCATCTGCCGGCCACGCTGCGACAAGCGATGTTTCCCAATGCGCCAGCTCAGCGGCGCAGCTTTGTATTTGGCTCATACCGTCACCCCCGCATGCACAAACAACTCCACCCCACCCCGCAGCAGATCCCGCTGCGTCTCGCGCAGGCCGGCGGGGTCGAGGCCCAGCTTGCGGGCCATGGCTTCGGCCGCGTGGCGGGCGCCGATGGTGTTGCTGGCGGTCTTCTTCTCGCCGCGCACGGTGGCGACGTAGGTCATGCCCGAAAAACGGACGCGGATTTCAATGGACATGGCGGTTCCCCTTGGTTTGCTTGGCGGCGGCGACAGCGGCCCACTCGGCGGCCCAGCGCTCCTGGCGGGCGCGGCTGCAGGTGGCGTGCTTGCCGGTTGAGCGGCCACGGCCGCAGATGTCGCAGGTGGCGCTCAGCTCGAGCGGGCGGCCGTACAGCGACGGGCGGAAGTCTTCGCGGGTGCTACGCATGGGCGGCCTCCTGGGCGCCGTCGAACAGCGCCTCCCAGGCCGAGGAAATGCGCCGCCCCTTGTAACGCCCTGCTGCGATCACGCTGGGCAGCTCCGCGTAGCAGGCCTTGCAGACGTCGCTCAGCCCGTCCGCCTTGGCCGCCTGGCGGTAGAAAAACTCGGCGTCCGCCGGCCAGGTGTCGTCGCACTTGCGGCAGCGCTTTTCCGGCACGTCGGCGATGGTCATCAGGTGCAGCGGGCGCGGCGGGTTATGCTGTGCCCCGCCTTCCTTCGGTTGATGTACTTGCATGGTGCTTCTCCTTGGGTAGGTCAGGCCTCGGAGGGTTGCCGCCCTCCGGGGCCTTCTTGTTTCAGCGGGCGATCAGCAGGAACAGGTCCGGCAGGTAGTTGGCGGCGGCCAGCAGGCCGCCCAGGCCGGTGCCAATCCAGCCAGTCATCGCCAGCTGGGCGCGCAGGCTGAGGCTGGGTTCGTCGTCGTCGAAGTGGTTCATGGCTGCGGCCCTCACGCCTGAGCCAGCACAGGCGGCACGCCTTGGCTGAGCATGTTGCGCACGTTGGCCGCCAGTTCGGTCGGCGCCAGCGCCTTGTTGTTCTTCACCGGCTGCGGTAGCAGCTTGGCCGCCTCGGGGAACAGATCCTCGACCTGGCGGGAGGTGCGGCAGGCCAGCAGCACATTCATTGCTTGGGTGCGGAACGCAACCGCTGCGGCGATCACACCGGCAAGCTCGGAGCAAATCAGCAGCGCGAGCGCTTCCTGCACCGGACCGGTGATCAACTGCATTCCGTTCAGGCGGGGTACGGCTCCGGTCGGGCTCTTCAGCGCGATGATCCAGTGTCCGTAATAGCGCTCCCGATCCAAGTAGCGGTTCACGCCTTCGAACGCTGGCGAGCCCAGCACCTTGTAAACCAGCTCATTGCGCGCCTCTTCTTTGTGACGCTTATGCACAGCCACCAGCTGCTGCTCGGATGGGTCGTTGTCCTTGCGCGACTGCATGTAGGTCGGCATGCAGTTGGCCGTAGCGGTCACCGCTCCCGCTTGGATCAGCTCGGCCCAATGCTTCTTGCTCAGCCCCGGCAGCGCCTCGACGGTGGAACGGTGCTTGCTCCAGAACTGATCGTTGAGCGCCGCGAGATCAGCGGCAATGCGCGGGCCGTGCTGCGCAACGGCCTGCAGGGTGAGTTGATCGGCGACCTTGTCGCGCATGGCGTTGGTGATGGTGAAATGCTTTTGCATGGTGCTTCTCCTTGGGTATTGGCCTACCCCAGCGAGTTGCCGCTCGCCGGGGCGTTTCTTTCGGTTACTCGGCGGCCTGTGCGCGGGCCTTTGCTGCCAGATCCGTCAGCACCCATACGCTCGCGCCCTCCGGCAGGCACTCCACGCTGACCTCGCCGTTCTCCAGGGTGAGAAACAGGCCGCCCTCACGGAACGCGCCCGGCACTTCTCCGCCCAAGCCTTTTGCCGCCTTGACGGCCTGGCGCCAAATGCCCCCCAACGCGCGCCGCTTGGCCTCGAATGCCTGCTCTTCGTCCAGCAGCAAGCGCTTCGCAGCCAATACGCAGGCGTTGGCGCAATCCAGTTCGGAAATCGCATCGCGCAGCGCTACCAGCGGCTGGTCGTGCACCGAGAATTCCTGCAGCGGCCCTGTGCCCGCGGTCGCCACGTAGATCTGCACGCCCTCGGGCAGGCAGGACGTCCCGCTCAGCCACTCGAGGTGATGTTCATGGCAGTCGTCGATGCAGATGACGGTGTCGCCCTCAAGCGCACGCACGCCGATGCTGCGAGCGAGCGCCGCCCGGGTGGTGCGCTCGCCGTGGATCAGCGCGCTCTCGTCCAGCCCGACCTCGTCGAGGATCTGGAGCAGGCGGCGGGTCTTGCCGGTTGCGGCGGCGCCGCGGATTACGTTGATTTGCATGGTGCTTCTCCTGGTTGTTTTCGGGGTGTGCTCGACCGTCAGGCGTTGCCGCGCCTGGCTGCGTCGGGGTTCTGGAAAATCCAGCACTTCACGGTTGTGCAGCGGCTGGCGTAGGGGTTGCGGCTGTTGAAGGCGGCGCGCACGGCGCTGTCTACGGCGCGGTTCTTCTCGAGGAACTTGCGGCTGCGGCTGTTGGGCAGCAGATTGCGCAGGGTGCCGACGTCCGCGAGCTTCTGGCGGTGCTCGGCGGCGCGCTCGCAGAATTCGTTCAGGTTGATGGCGATCACGTCCAGCTTCTTGCTGTGGTCCACCACGGCGTCGTCGCTGAGCGACTGCAGGTAGTCGAACACCTCCCAGAACTCGGCGACCTCGGCCGGATCGGCGTTCACGGCGTTCTGCCGGGCGAGTGCCATGGCGCGCAGCTCGCGATGCGCGGCGGCGTGCTGGTGGTCCGTCAGCGGGATGACCAGGCGCAGGCAGTCGAGCAACGCCAGCAGCTGTGAGTGGTTCTTGATGATCCGTTCCTGCCGAATCTCTTTCAGCTCGCGCAGCGCCGCCTCATGCACCTTCACCTGGGCGCGGAAGCACTCCATCACCTTCTGCTCGGCGCGGGTGGCCATCAGCAGGAAGTGGCTGACGTCCTTCGCGCCCAGGTGGTTGAGGTTGTCCGCCGCCGCGCGGCTCGCGCTGGTGACTTCGGGCCGCACGAAGTGCAGCTTGCAGATACGGGTGAGGATCGCCTCGCTCGCCGCCACGGTGGCGTTCTGGCTGATGACGATGGTGCCGCGGAACGGGGGCTCATACGTCTCGTTGCCGGCGGTTTTCACGCCGGTAACGCCCAGGGTGCCGCCGTTGAACAGGGGCTTGAGCTCGTCCCAGTCGTAGGCCTTGGCCGCGGTGCGGTCGGAGTCGCTGCGGTCGGCCTCGAGCAATACCAGCGGCATGCCGGACACCTGCCCCATCCAGCGGCGCAGGCCGGCCTTGGACATTTTCGACGGGTCTTTGCCCTCCTCGTCCGGCCTGCCGAGCAGCTTCCAGAGGAAGGTCAGCAGCGTGGTCTTGCCCGCGCCGGCCTCGCCGGTCGCCTCCAGGAACGGGAAGCTCTGGAACTCGTCGCGGATCTGCTCGGCGAACAGCGAGCCGAACCAGAACGCCAGCGCCACCACGCCCTGGGCGCCGAAGCACGTCCACAGCCAGTCGAGCCACTCGGTGCGGTAGCCCTCGTCGGTACGGGCGATTTCCAGGCGGATGCTCTTCTGCAGTGTCTTCAGCCGCAGCTGCTTGAACTCGAAATAATCCTCGGCGTTGGCCTTCTCGACGATGCCGCCGCGCACGGCCAGATCGCCGAACACGTAGCAGCCGTGGTCCTTGCTGTAGCCGATGTAGTCGATGGTCTTGACGGTTTTCAGCCCGAACAGCTGGTCGCGCATGATGCGGTCCAGCTGGCTGCCGCTGCCGGTGAACACCGCACCCGCGGCCATGCCCAGCAGGCGCTTCTTGAACTCGCTCGCCGCCGCCACTTGGCCGCCGGTGAAGGTGTTGCGCACGGTCGGTTCGTCGTGCGGGAAGTCCACCCGGAAGTAATACCACGACTCATCCGTCACTTCGTTGCGCTGAAAATAGAGCGCTTGCGGGTAGCAGTTAGCGATCTCCACCACCGCGCCGCACTGGCGCAGGGCCTTGTCGCGGCGCTGCTTGTCGTTCAACTGTTGGTCTTCCTGGCGCTCGGATTCCTCCAGGTGCTGCATGGCTTTGTTGAACTTCTCCAAATCCATCTTGAACCAGTACAAACGGTTCTCGAACCCGAAGTGGAATTCGTGGCGCTCGCGCCACTCGAACATCAGCGCGCCCTTCTCGGCGGCGCTTTCGGCGATCAGCAGGCTGCCCTGGTAGCGCGCCTCCTTGAGGTCGCGCTCGATCTGCTCGGCGCGCTTGTCATCGCCCTCGATGAACATCCAGCGCTGGTGCAAGTCGTTCCAGTCCACCTTGCGCTCGCGCTGCGGAATCTGCGCCGCCTCGCAGCGGTAGCCCAGCTCGCGGGCCATCTTCACCCACCGCCGCGTGTAGCGATGAGCGCCCGGCTCGTTGTCCAGCGCCCACACCAGTTTAGGCAGCTTGGCGCCGGCCTCGGCGCGGGCCTTGGCCAGCGCCTTGAGCGACTCGGCCGGGAAGGCGTTGCTGCTCATCGCCGAGACGGCGGCAACGTCGTGGTGCAGCAGCGCGATGGCATCGAAAATGCCCTCGACAATCCACAGCTCACGCACCTGGAGCAGGTCCACGCTCGGCGGACACCACCAGTGGCCTTTCACGCTCTGCCCGGGGGCGAAGCGCGCCTTCTGCTTGCCGAAGCGGTGCGGCCGGTCGATCAGCCGCTCCCAGTAGCCGCCCCTCTCCAGGGCAAAGCGCACCGTGGCCGAGCCGATGCCCAGGTCGCGGTTCCAGTAGTGCTCCTGCGTGTACCAGCCGGCGATCAAGCCCAGGTCGAAGCCGCGGGCGTGCTGCAAATAGCCCTTGGCGGTGGCGACCGGGTCGGCCTCGGTCGCCGGGGCGCGCTTGCTCCAATCGTCGAACAGATCGTCGAACAGCTCTTTGACGTGCCACTGCTCGCCGCACTTGCTCTCGCGGCCGCACTTGATGAACCACGGCTCATCGTGGCGGCTGAACAGCTCCTTCTTGCCGCAGCTGGGGCACACGCCGCCGCGCATGTACTGCGTGCCGCCGCGGTGCTTCAGGCCGTAGTCGCGCTCCAGGCGGCCCAGCACCTCGGAACGGATG